TGAGTTTGCATTCATGTCAGATACTTTCATATCTGCAGCTGAAGCAAATCTTCTACCTTCTTCAATGATTTGATTCATCAATTGATTAAGAACTTGTGATGGCTCTTTATACGGCAACGGTAAGATGTTATCGCGGATAGCACCTGATGGTACATCTACGTCTCTCCATTCACCTGGAGCAATCGGTGTGTCATCACCTTTGATACGAAGTCCTCTTGACTTCATACCACCTGGTAAGTTCGATAGAGTACCTGCGTCTACAAGTTGACGTAAGATCATAGTACCTGATTTTGCGAAGGCACCTATCAAATGAATTAAGCCGAAGCAATAAAAGCCAAAGCCTGGAATGTAACCATAGTGAACAAAGTGTTGACGTTTTAATTGTTTCTTATCTTCAGGGTTCCAGTTACGTCTTATTGCTAAGATAGTACCTGTACCTTTTTCAATAGTTACAATATATGGTAACGCTATACCATCTTCTGAATCTCCATTTTCAAGATCCAAATTAACATGCATTTCTAGAATCTTATAGCGATCATCTTCCGTTGGGTTGAACCCCATCTTCTCAGCAATCTTTTTCTCTGCTTCATCTACATCTAGGAACGGTTCACCTAAATCTACATCTTTGTAGAAGCCAGCCACCATAAGTTTACGTAACTCATTCTTAGTCTTACGCATCACATGTGTTACACGTTCTGCCATTTCTAATGATGACGCACCGTATGGAACTACAATATCTTCTGCCGGAACATACATCGATACTTGACGTTCTAAGTTAGGATCGTAATAGACTTTCTTGAACGCGTTACCAGCAAGACCTAGTCCCCATAACATTCTTTCATGCTCAGGACGATACTCTGGCATGCAGTCAGTTAACTGATAGTTCATATCATCTTTAACTCGTTCTGCTGCGTCTTCTTTATCTTTTGTTTGTTTACCAACAATTTGTGTTTTGACTGGACCTGCAGCTGGGAAAGTTTCCATCATAGTTTCTGCTTGGAACTTAACTAACGCTTCAGTCATGAGTGGATGGTACACGTTACATGCACCTGGCCATGGTTCTGTTCTGTCTTCTACTTTAAGACCTAATAGTTCTAGACCATCAACATATGTAGTTAGCCAATCTTTTCTAGAATTAATATCTGCATCGTATTCACCAATCAAATCACCTGACAACTCTGTCAACTGACCTTCATCCATATCTTCTGCTAAGTTATCATTGAACTCATCATCAACTTCTTTACCTGGAGTAATAGTAATCTCCATGCTGCCATCATCTAATGTGACAGAGTCTGGATTCTCAATCTCAATGGCAAGCGCATTTTGATCTTCTGCTAATTCTTGTAGCCCTTGAGGAGCTTGACTTAAACCTTTTTCTATTGCCATATGTTTATCCTTAAACTAAATACAACTTATTCCTAGAACTTCTAAACCCTGGTATATCTTCAGGTTCATCGTTAGGTAATCTTATGAACCCACCTTGTCTAAATCTCATTAATGCCATAGTGGTAGAGTCCACTTGGTCATCGTTTGCACCTGATGGGAAGTCATTACATTCCTCAATCAACTCGTGTGCCCACCTTTTATTAGGAGCCCACACTATACCAGATCTGAAGAGATCTGCCACGGAGTTAACGCGACTGATCTTATCTTGACCTTTTCCAGGCGTAAATTCCCCTAGCGGAATACCCATCCTCCTCATTTCCTGATAGAGAGCGGCTCCGTTAGATTTCTTTTCTACTATGAGTGCGTCGGGTTCCCATTCCTTGTACTCTCGAAGTACTAACTCTTTTAACTCAGGGAACTCTAGTCTTTCCTTAATAGCATTTAGTAGTATTATATTATAATTATTGGTCTCTTCGTTAAAAAAGACACCCCACGTAGTTAACGAATTGTAATCGGCTCTAGTATTAGCTTCTTGTGCAGCATCAAGAGACATGATCGTAAACTCACAACTTGGTGGCACTTCGTGTTCCCATATCTGCCACCACTCACGTTTTATTAATGCACCTTCTTCTGAGACTGGGTTCTGTAAGTATTGAGCATTCCAGTATCGTACATCTAGTGCTGCTTTCTTTGCCTGTAATTCTTCAAGTGGCCAAAATTCAGGCCAAAGTGAAGCTTCGTTACCTTGTTTGTCTTCAATAATTGCTGGAAATTCAACGACTTCCCAATCGTCAACTCCGTCTTGCTTTATCATTTGGTTAACTATTTGGCCGGTCAAGTCTAGCTTAGACCACCTAGTCATTACAACAATGATCGCGCCCCCAGGCATAAGACGTTGAATTGGGCCAGACTGAAACCACTCCCAAGCAGGCAGAAAAACATCCGCTCGTCCCAATTTGGCGTCTTGCTCGGAATGTGGATCATCAATGATAAACAAATCAGCCCCACGACCAGCGAGGGCACCACCAACACCAATAGCAAAATATTCTCCATTATGATTAGTACCCCAACGAGATGCAGACTTACTATCTGCTTGTAACTCTACGTCAGGAAAAACATCTTTATAAGCATCACTACCCACAAGATTACGAACACGTCTTCCAAAGTTAACTGCAAGGTCAGCTGTATGAGATGCCATAATAATCTTCTTGTGCGGGTACTTACCCAAAAACCAAGCCGGTGCCAAATATGAGATGAGTTCGGATTTCCCGTGTCTCGGAGCAATGTTAACAATAACTCGTTTCTTTTCGCCGTTAGCGATGTCTTCAAATATTTTAGCAAGTCTACGATGATGATTCCCTACCTTGTATCCTGGATACACATGATCAATAAATTCTAAAAATGTTTCTTGTCTTTTTTCAATTGCTTGAGTTTTTTCTAACTCATTTAATTCAGCTAATAACTGTTGCTGTTCATGCGGAGGTAAAACTCCTATATTAGCTAGTGCTGTATCTAAATCAGCATCAGTGATGCCAGCTATATCTATAGGCATGTTATTCTTTTGCTTCTGTTACATTAACTGCATCGATAATTTCAAATGATGTATCAATAGCAGCGGTCTTACCAAGAATTTTAAATAGTTTATTTTTAATTTGTGCTTGTAAATCTTCTTGGCTTAAATTTTTAACTGTAATTTCTGTCTTCTCTGAGAACAATCCTACATCAGATATCTTACCTAGTAGTTCTAGTGCTTTCAATCTATGTCTTGGATCTGATAATCCTGCATCTTCTATAAGTTTATTTGTAACAAACCGTCTCAACTGGACGGCTTCTTGTACAACTTGATGATCATAGTCCGACAACATCATAAATAGATGCTGAACTGTAGCCGGAACTTGTAAAGCTTTAGTAATTGATGCGTTTGCTTTAGCTTCTGAGTCAGGATTTGTAAATTCTTTGAATATTTCAGCAGCTTCTTGCTTTTCTTGTGATGAAACAGGAATATCTGCACCGCCTTCTACTAATACTTTAGCTGTTGCAGCTGCAACCTTGACTTTTTTATCAAATGTTGTAGGTTCTTCCGACTCAAAGTCGTCAGGCAGGGGTTTATTTGTTTCTGGTATGATCTTTAATGCCATAAAATGTCGCTGTTTACATCCTAGAAATTTATTTGCAGCTATTGCGGCCAATATATAGTAAATTGTTATATTAATCAAGTGCTTTTTTGGTACAATGGGTTATGAAAACTACTCTTACTTCTAAGAATCTAGAGATACTTTATAACATGGCATGCCAGATGGCACCATTCAACACGCTTCCAATGCCTAAATCTTCTAAAGTTAGTTTTAAAGTTATTAAAGATCCTACCATCTATGGATGTTTTGATGAGCATGAGATGGAAATTCAAATAAGTTCTGGTTCTTGTGGTTACTTTACTACTATATTTCAAACTCTTCTCCATGAGATGGTTCATTTAGCCTTATATGTAAGAGGTGATGATGATTTCCATGAGCATGGTCCTAAGTTTCTCCGCATCAAAGACGTCTACTCCGAGTTATACAACTTCGATCCTAAAGCAATCTAACCCGTTTTTTTTAAATTTTTTATAAAAATTTTTTTGAATGACCCTTTTCTTTTGATAGGGGGTGGGTTTCTATTTTTTAAAAAATATCATATCGTTTATGCAAGTCTCAATGCATCCAGCGGAATGGGACTCCTATTTAAAAAATGGGTCATGGGGGGCGGGTAGGTGCTTAAAAGTTGACATTGTCCATAGTTATGCTATAATTATCGTGTTGACGTTAGAAAAGCGTTAACTTCTTTTAACTTTATAGGACTATATATCATGAAACAAAACAAAACATTATCAGCAAGTAAACGTGTTATTACTAAAGCAAGCGAAGTGGAAATAGTTTTATCTGATGTCACAAAATCATCATTGAATGAGATTGTGACAAGCGCGATCAATGCTTATGACGCTGGCATTAAGAAAGCCGAACTGATCTATTCAACGGCGGAAAGCCTAGCAAGTGCGCTAGGGACTGAACCAGACTATCCTACATGGACGGCTCAGTTTAATTACGTTGAACGCGAGATAGTGGCGCGCCGTAAAATCAGCGTTGAATCAGCTCAAAATCTTTTAACCGAAGTTAGAAAAACAATGCTATCCGCGTTTAACTTAGATAAGCCACGCGCGAAAAGCCGAACCGCCGAAGCGAACGCGAAAGCCCGCGCCGAGTTTGCGGACGCGCCCGTTGCTAAACTTCAAGCGGAAAAGATAACCCTTGCTAAAAACGGGGACGCGCAGAGTTTGAAGCGTGCCTTGAAAATTCAAGCTGAGATTGAAAAGCGCGCTAAGTTAGAAGCAAGTGCCAACGCGAAAGCGGAAAGCAAGGGCATAACCAAACTTAGAAAATCTTTAAAAGATTGGGTTCAAGGCATGGACGCGGAAAGCCTAGCGACCCTAGTTTATGTAAAAGAAAACTTCGAAGCGATCGAGAAGCAAGCTAAAAAGCAATAACACGAAGTTAACTAAGTAAACTTAGGCCCGAGTGAAATTAATCACTCGGGCCTTTTTTTTGTCCAAATTTTGTGGCCACAAAACTATGACCGTAATAGTAAAGAGTAGGTGAGGGGGAGTTATAACGAAGTTAACTTCGTGGCTACATGTTTATGAGTGTTTGTATTATTACGTAAAAGCTGACGATGTCAGCACCAAAATTACGTGACTACGTATTAAAATAATATAATCAATGAGTTAGCTCGGTTAACTTTGTCAATAGGACGTATTATTACTGCAAAATCAATGACTTACAAAACTGATTAAAAAAAGGCAAGTCCTTGTTATATATATAGTTTTTATAAAATTACATTATTACGTGACTTTTGATATGTCTTTCCAGTTTGAAAAATTTTAACTTCGTGGCCTATCCGATTTTATTTTTATTCCTGTCTTCTCTTCCAGCCCGCGCTGTGCTTTTTAACGTAATAATGTAATATTACTGAATAATCAATGACTTAGCACGTCATGATACATCAGACAATGTCAACA